AACTCGAGCTAGGCCTGCCCTACGTGGTCGAACTGACCGACGCGGATCGAGCGGATCGGATCGTCGCCAAGATGCGGTCGTACCGCCAGGGCACACCGTACGTCATCCAACTCGTCGCCAATAGCTTCAACCTGGGCCACGTAACGCCCATCGAGGACTATCCGGGGCGGCGGCTGATCATCCGCTTCGACGACATTCGCGGCGTCCCGCCCGCGCTGGCCAGCCTGCAGGACGCGCTCGAGCATCTGGTCCGCGCCTCAGCCATCCTCGAATACCAGTTCAGCTACATGCAGTGGCAGGAGGTCAAGGCCAGCACGGTCCTGTGGGGCCAACTGCAGCAGAGCAACACGACCTGGGAACAGCTACGCGGCATGGCGCCCAGCGATCTGCCAACCGATACCCCGTACCCATGAGGAGAACGCGATGGCGCTGAGCCCACGCTTCCAGCTAGACGACATCCTGGGCAACGAGATCGTCGACTTCACCGTCCTGCAGGCCAACAACGACAAGCTCGACGCGGCCGCGAGCCATCTCGGCCTGGCGAACGTCTTCACCAACGTCCAGACGATCCACCGCGCTACGGCCGGGCTGCCCGCGCTGGCGATCCGTATCACGGCCGACTCCTCTCCGCGATTTTCGATCTTTGCCGACGGCTCGCTCAACTGGGCCAACGCGGTGCTGTCGGCCAACGCGGGCGTGCTGAGCCTGAACGGCACCCACCTGCGCGCTCCAGCGATCCAGGCGGCGGCAGGCACGGCAGCGGCGCCTAGCCTGGGCTTCAGCACCGACCTCGACACGGGCTTCTACAGCCCGTCAGGCGACATCCTGGCCATCGCCGTCGGCGGCCTCGAGACCAACCGCATCAACAGCCAGGGCGAGATTCGGTTCAACCGCACCAACGCTCGCATCGCCGCTGGCGCGGCCGACACCTCCACGCCGGGCGAGACGCTGGTCCAGATCAACGCCTTGACCGTGACGCCGGGCGCGCTCAACGCGACCAAGCTGACCGTCAGCGGCCTGACCTCGCTCAACGGCGGCCTGACGGCCGCTGGCGGGCTGACCATCTCGGGCAACAGCACCTTCACCCAGGCGCTGACGGTCTCGGGCGACCTCAACGCCTATGGCGGCCGCGTCAACTTCGAGGGCAGCAACGTCGTCAACATCCAGTGGCGCAGCGATCTGGGCGCGCTCTACATCCCGTACGGCAACGGCATCTACACCACGGGCGGCGTTTTCACGGGCGCGGTGGCCATCTCGGGCCAGGTCAGTGTCGGCGGGCGCCTGGTCGTCGGCGGCTACGACGCGGGCTGGCCAGTGAACCTGAAGGGCAACATCATCACCGACACGCGCTTCTACCAGCAGAACAACGGCGCGTGCTACGTCCTCGACATCACCGATGCCAGCGTCAGCTACAACGCGGCCAACAAGCTCGTCCTGCGCGACGGCGCGGCGGGGATTCAGGTCGCCGGGCTGTACATGCCGACGGGCGCGCAGGCTGGCAAGCCGAGCCACGTCCTGGGCCAGACAGGCGATGGGAATGCGCGCTGGTGGCCAGCCTCTGCCGTCGGCCCTCCAGCCAGTACGGTGACCATTGCTCAAGCCTGGACCTGCACGGTCGATGGGCCGCCGGAGGCACAGCAGGTCAGCGCGTTTGGGGTCGACCGCGTCGGGTACTGGGCCGTCGTCATGCGAGGTCAGTGCAACGCGGGCAACAACAACGGCAACATGTACTACCGGGTCGACATCGACGGCGTCGGGCGGACCGACTCCGGGCGCGCCGACGCGGGCGGTGAAGAGACGCTGACGGCTTCAGTCGGCCTGGTCTACGGGCCCGTGCTGATCGGCCCTAGCAATGTCATCCGCACCTACGCCAACAAGGATCAGGGCTCGTTCACGGGCACGACCTACGCCTTCTTCATGCCGACCAGCACCTACAACGGCTAGAGGAGCCACATGACCAACTTCACCATGTCGATCAGCGACCGCTCCCTGCGGCGCGTCCAGATCTCGATGGCCGCCGTCCAGGCTGCCGACCAGACCGCGCAGGCCGCCGTCCAGGCGCTGCAGAGCATGGTGGCGCAGGCGCACAAGGGCCTCGACGACGCGCTGGGCGCCATCTGTGATGCCAACGATCAGGTGCTGCCCGACGAGTACACGGTGACGCTCAACCAGGCGCAGAGCACGGTGACCATCAGCGACGCCGCCGCTGCGGCCATTGGGACGTTGCTGGGCGCACCTGGCCAGCCCGCCGACGCGGTGGGCCACGCCAACGGCCACGCCACGCTGAGCGTGATCCCAGCCAGCGCCGAGGACCGCTCGACGTGAGCCAGGTCGATCATGTCATCTGGGCGGTCGGCGGCGGCGGCGACTTCAACCCGGACGGCGGCATCTACAAGCTGTGGCGCGGCTATCGCGACGCGGGCCAGTACCTGGGCCTGCCCATCTCGCCCGAGATCCCGGTCAGCGACGACGAGGTCCAGCAGCCGTTCTCGAGCGGCGCGGTCATCGCCTGGAATCCGCGAGACGGGGCGCGCCTGGTGTGAGCCTGCCGCCACCGCTGTTGTGGCCGCCGCAGGCCGCCGCCAAACCGCCCGCGCCAGTCAGGATCAGCCAGTGGATCGACGTCTCGAACTACCAGGGCAAACTCGAGGCCGACTGGTTCACGCACTGGGGCGCTCGCGGCTACGGCGGCCTGATCGTTCAAGCGGTGCGCGGCTACGCGGGCGAGGTGATGACGCAGCAGCAACTCGCCGCCGCGCTCGACGCGGGCTGGGACATTGCCGGGTACATCTGGTGCTGGTCGGGCCAGATCCACAACCTCGCCAGCGTCCATGAGCGGCTGCACTACTTCGACGGCTTCAACCTCGACTTCCTGGCCGTGGACATCGAAGACCCGCGCACCAGCTACGGCGATGCGCAGGCGACGCTGAGGGTCGCGGACACCTACCAACAGGACCAGGCCTGGGTCTACACGGCCAAGCGCGTCTTCGACCGCCTGGGCTGGGCGGCCGAGGACTGGTGGCGCGAGCGCAAGCTGTGGGCCGCGAACTACGACGGCATAGCCGACGTCGACGTCGGCTTCGTCCCGTTCGGCGGCTGGACGCAGGCCGAGATGAAGCAGTTCACCGACGTGCCCGTCGACCAGAACGTGCGCCGCTGATGCCGCCGTCCGTGCCGCTGCTGTACTGCCCGCCGACGCCGTGGCAGCCCGCGCCGTGGGTGCCACCGAACGATCCGCCCGTGCTCGAGTTCCAGCGCGGCGAGCGCGCCGTCCGCCAGGATGCCGACTGGACCTGCTCCTGTGCCGCGCTGGCCTGGGTCATGAACGCGCTGGGCGTCGAGGCGCCGACGGGCGGCAAGTGGGACGAGTGGGACGGCGTGAACGAGCTACGGCGGATCGCTGGGCCGCTGGCCGTGACGGCCGACTATGGCCTGGCGCGGGCCTCAGGCGTCGACCTCGAGGCGGTCTACAACGCCTACGGCTTCGCCTGTGAGCGGATTATCGACGCGTCCTGGGCCGACCTGGCCTACCTGTGCGACCTGGGCATCGGCCAACTCGGCGGGGCGCGCTGGTATCACTGGACCGGGGTGCGCGACTATGATGGCCTGGCTTTCGAGCTAGCGAACCCGGCGACGGCCTGGAAGGGCGTCGGCCAGAGCCTGGACGCGGCCGAATGGAATGTCTGGGGCCGCTGGGTCGCGGTCATGGTCGTCGACCGATTGTGAGGGGTTAGCCATGGGCGGCAAGCCAAGCAAGGGCACCAAGGCCGACAAGCGGCTGAAGAGCAACAAAGGTAAGAAGTGATGGCTGGCAAGCTCAGCAACCTGAAAGGCAAGAAGGCCAAACCGTTCGGCACCAAAGGCGGCGGCAAGGTGCCCAAGAAGGGCAAGAAGGCCTGAGCGTAAGCGCCCCGTAATACTTGCGCCAAGGTAGCTTGGCGCGTATATTCTCTTTGTCAGCCGCTGGAGGGCTGCAGGGATGAATGTCTGTGACGACACGTGCGGATCGGAAGGCTTCTATGACGAGGCCCGGAGCGCGCTCTTGTGTGATGGCTGCGGCAAGGCCGACCTGAGCCTGGCGTTGACGCGGCTCAGCAAGAGCCTCATCCGCCGCGACAGCGACGCCGAGGTGCGCCGCCTCGCCCGCCTGGTGTGCGGCACCTGGGCCGTGGCGGTCGAGGCCACCTGGCAGGTGCCGTCGTGACGCCGACGCGCTACTACGCGGTCAAGCTGGCCAAGCTGCCGCCGCAGGAACGCCGCGAGCGCCTGCGCCTGATCGTGGGCGAGACGCTGACCGCGCTGCCGCGCCGCCACGGCCGGGGCTTCTGCCCGAACGGCAAAGGCGCGACCTGCGACCACGGCGCCGCCTGGACCAGCCGCGAGCTTGACGCGGTGACCTACGCGATGTGGATGGTCGGCCGGGTCGACTCGAGCGGCGGCATCATCGGCGGGCCGAACGATGGAGCCCCGGCGTGAAACGCGACTGGTGCCAGATCCACGGCGTCGCCAAGCACCTCCACGTCTGGGTGTGCGGCCGCTGCGGCGTCCGCCTCGACGGCTGGGGCGAGCGGACGTGCCAGGCGACCTGCATCGGGGCCTGGCGCAAGAACTGGCTCCCCGATGGCGCCGCGCAGACTTCCTGGCGGTGCATCGAAACCACCCCATGATGTAGCCTTCGCGGGCTATGGCTCGAGCGCTAGGACTGGCTTGCATGACGCTGCTGGTCCTGGCGCTCTTTGCTGTCCAGCCCACGTCCACCGCCGCCTGCGGCGGACCCTGCCCGCCCGAGCCGACGCCCACGGCCGCGAGCTACGCCACGGCGACCACGACCGCCAGCGTGACGCCGACCACGACCGCCAGCGCGGCGCCGTCGCCCAGTGCGGCGCCGTCGCCTGGCGCGACCATCTCGGTCACGCCGACCAACACGCCGCCGACGGGTGGGCAGTTCGGCTTCACGCCGACGCCTGCCACGCCGACGCCCGGGCCCTCGAGCACGCCGGGTGGCGGTGGCGGGGCGGGCGGTGGCGGCACGCCGACCTCGAGTCCGACGCAAGTCACCTGCCCTGACTGCGCCCCGGGCCAGTTCAGCGTCACGCCGCCGCCCGCGACCACGGCGCCAACCACGGCGCCTGGGCCGCCATCGTCAGGTGGGGCTGGCGGTGGCGGTGGCGGTGGCGGGGTGCCCAGCCTGCTCAGCGTGCCGGGCGGCAGCGAGACTGGCACCGGGGGAGGTGCAGGCGCGGGTGGCGGTGGCGCGGGTGGCGGGAGCGGCTCGAGGCCGACCAATCCCTGCTGGGCCGCGCCGCCACCTGTGCCTGATTCGCCTGCCGTGGGCGATCACCTGTGGACGGCCCGCGAGCGCTGTGAAGGCGTGCCGCAGGCCCTGGCGACGCAGTACGCCAACGACCACCCGACGGCCACGCCGACGGCCACGGCCACGCCCAGCGCGCTGCCAGCGACGCCCACGGCCAGCCTGGTGCCAGCGACGCCCACGGCGACCGCCACGCTCGAGCCGACCGCCACGCTCGCGCCGCCTGCGCCAGCCGCGACGGCGACCGTCACGCCGACCGTGACGCCAACGCCTGACCTCGCGCCGCCCGCCCAGGTTCCCTAGTCGCCGCCAGCGCGGCTCAACCTCGACGCAACCGTATTGTGACGCGGCGGTGTCACCGAAATGGTTGTCGCTCTAGCGCTTGGCGCGTATATTGACGGCATGGGAAAGAACTCTGGTGGCCTGGGCCGTCTGCGCATCGCGGCCATCTACATCGACTGCCCGCGCCCGGGCTGCGGTGGTGGCATCGAGTCGCGCTCCAACGGCAGCTTCATGCTGGTGCAGGACGACCTGCCCGATTTGCGCGAGCAGCCGATCAACACGTGCGGCACGTGCCTCGCGCCGATCCGCGTGCCCGCCCGGGCACTGCAGGTGCTGGCATGAGCGACCGCCCGCGCCTGCTCGACCTGTGCTGCGGCGTCGGCGGCGCGAGCGTCGGCTACCTGCGCGCTGGCTGGGACGTCGTCGGCGTCGACCTGAAGCCGCAGCCCAACTACGGCGGCACCACCTTCGTCCAGGCCGACGCCATCGCGTACCTGGCCGACCACGTCCATGAATTCGACGCGGTCCACGCGAGCTTCCCGTGCCAGGGCTACTCGATTGCCACGCCGACCTGGGCCAAGATGGCCAAGGCCGAGGATTGGTATCGGACCGACCTGATCCCGACGGCGCGGGCGATCTGCGACGACTACGGCATGCCGCTGGTCATGGAGAACGTGCCTCGCGCCGAGCGCGACTATCGCCACCCGGCGCTGGTCGTCAACACCTACGGCGCCGACCTGGGGCCTGAATTCGACGCCACGCCCGAGCAGATGGTGCTGCCCGTGCAGCGCCCGGTCATCTTGTGCGGCCAGCAGTTCGGCCTGCCAATCATCCGCCACCGCGTCTTCGAGGTGGGTGAGATGGTCAACCCGCTGACGCACCAGCCACACGTCGGCAGCGTGCGCGGCGGCGACATCATCACCGTCGCGGGCCACGGCGGCGACAACGCCAAGGGCAACTCGAGCCTCAACGCCTGGCGCTGGGCCATGGGCATGCCGTGGGCCAAGAACCGCCACGAGCTAGCCGAGGCGATCCCGCCCGCTTATACGAAGTACCTGGGCGAGCAGATGCTCGCCTGGCTGTGAGAGGAGCACGCTGATGAGCGCCTTACCCGAGAGCCCGAGCGTGCCGCTCTGGATCAAGGACGAGCAGTGGGACGTCTGGCACGCCTGGCCGACCGGGCGGCGCCTGGCGGCGGACGGCACCTCGCGGACGGCCTGCGGCGACGACTGGACGTGGTGGCACACGCTCAAGACGAGCTACCACGTGGCCGAGCTTGCGGGCTGCTACCTGTGCCGCCTGGCGCTCGAGGACACGCCCGTGCGCCGTCGCGGCCGCCCGCGTCGGCTGCCTGCCGGGCCGAAGCGACCGCCGGGCCGACCTGGCCGCCCGCCTGGGCCACGCCCGGGCCGCCCGACGACCGGGCGCCTGAGTGTTCTCGACGAGGCCCTCGAGCCGCTCGAGCCGCGCCGTCCGAAGCAGACCCGCCAGGAGCGCGCCGTGGCGCAGGGCGCCAAGCTCAAGAGCTACACGACGCCGACGGGCGGCACCAGCGTGCGCGCCGTGGTCAACGCGGCCCAGAAGGCGGCGCTGGCGGCTGAGGATGTCGCCTGGGCGGGCACCTTCGAGGTGGGCGCCAAGGTGTACGGCTCGCCGTGCCCGTTCTGCGGCCAGACCAACATGGGCAGTGCCTTCTGCGGCGCCTGGTGCCTGCGCGAGTGGAACCGGGGTCAGCAGGAGGAGAAGTTCGAGCGGTCGGGCCGACGGATGGCGCGCCGCCAGTTCCTCGACCAACTCTACGGCCACAAGCGCCGCGACACGATCTCGTCGTGGACCCCGCCCCGGGCGCAGACCCGCAGCCACGACGACGAGAAGACCAAGGCCGACCGAGCGCTGCTCGCCCAGGCCATCCGCTACGTTTGATTTTGTGACACGATGTCACCGAAACTGGTGCCAGAAAACATTGTGGTCAAGATGCTTGGCGCGTATATTCACTCCATGAACTTCGCCACGGTCACCGACGCCGAGAGCTTCATCGTTGAGAACCAGATCGCAGGCCGCAAATTCGAGGTCACCGACCTCACGCCAGAACTCGTGAAGGCCGCCAAGGTCATCGCGCTGAACTGGATCGCGCCGTCGAACGGCTACTGGGCCAACAACTTCATGTACGACATGAAGACCAAGGCCATGGGCAAGGGCCTGAGCGCTGGCCAGGCCAAGGGCGTCCTGAACGTCGTCCGCGCCGAGGCCAAGCCTGCCGCGCCAGTCGCCGCCAAGGCCGACCTCGAGTTGAACGTCGCCAAGGTCCGCACCGCTCGCTTCCGGGTGGTGCCTGACGATGGCCAGAGCATCGCGATCCGCCTGTCGGTCCCGACGATGTGGACCGACGCACCGAAGGGCACGCGCAAGCTGAGCGTCCGCCAGGCCGATGGCTGGAGCACGGTCGGCAAGATCTCGCCCGAGGGCGGCGTGCAGGTCTTCAAGAAGGCTGGCCCGGCGCTCGAGGCGCGGATCCGCCAGGCGCTCTTCATCCTGGCCAACGCCGACGACGACCTCGTCTTCATCCTCGACTACGCGATGGACGGGTCCGAGTGCGGCTTCTGCGGCAAGGAACTCGACACGGTCGAGAGCCTGACGGTCGGCTACGGCCCGTCCTGCGCCAAGAAGAACGACCTCCCCTGGGGCGCCAAGGCCATCCCGGCCAAGGTCGCCCTGGCCAAGGCGGGCCTCGCGCCTGCCGAGGCCGAGGTGGTCACGGTCAAGGCCGGGCGCACCTACGACGAGATCTTCAACGGCCAGAAGGCCGACTACGACCTGGCGCACGACACCGACGGCGCGGTCATCACGGGCGCGGGCGTCGTCCTGCGGCCGCTGGCCCAGGCCGACCCGGCCGACGACCTGGCGGCAGCGGCCGACCTGGCCAACGACGTCGCGGTGGGCAACTGATGCCCACCGTCCGCTACGCCCGGGTGTACTTCAACCAGGGCTCGAAGCCCGTGACGCTCGAGGTCACCAGCGAGACGCCCGAGTGGCTGCGCGGCTGGGAAGTCGACCGCCGCACAGGCGACCGCCTCGAGCGCAAGCACCTGATCCACTGGCTCGCGATCCGCCGCGTCGTGCCGCTGCAGATGAACCTGACCTACGCCGAACTCGAGCAGGTGCCGACATTCCAATCCGACGCGCTGGGCCGCGTCACCATCCCGGAGGACTGAACCATGACCGACCTGTGGTACGGCTACAGCGACGCCCACTTCGCCAGCCGCTACACCGACCGCCCGATCCACCTCATGGCGCAGGCGCCGGGCTCGCCCGAGCCACGGCGTGGGCTCAACACGCAATCGCTCTGCGGCGCCTGGATCAGCTACGGCGTGCAGGGCCGCTACGTCGCGGGTGTCGAGCGCGGCCGGGCGGCACTGTGCAAGAAGTGCCAGCGCGCTGCGGCCAAGCGAGCGGCGGCATGAGCCGCCTGGACGATGTCTGCCGCTGCGCCCACTGCCTGGGCCTCGAGGACGGCATCTGGCGCGACGACGACGCCTACCTGCTGCGCCGCTCGCCACTGGCGCTGGGCACGCTCCCAGCGCGCCCCTGCGCCTGTTGTGGCCAGCCTGTCAACGAGGATGGCACGTGCGCCTGCGGCTGGACGCCTGAGACGCTGCTCGGGCCGCACCTGCTGGCCTGCCCGGCCGCGCTGCCGTTCTGATGCGCGGCCTCGCCCGAATCATCGTCTGGCTGATCGGCGGTGTGGTCCTGAGCATCGGCCTGTGCAACGCGCCACCGATGCCGAGCCTGCCGTCACCGACCCCGGAACAGTTCATCACTACGCTCGCAGGCGGGGCGTAGGCGCCCATTCTTGAGAGGAGAGAATTCCAAAATGACGACGCTCGACGATCTGTACGTGACCGTCAATCTGCGTTTTCGAGTCATCGACCTCGAGGCGCTCCGAGCGCGGCTCGACGAGACCCCGGCGCGGGCCGAACTCGACACCGAGCAGTATGCGGAAGTCCGCGCCGACCCGGCCCGCGCCGCCGAGGAACTCATCACCCAACTCGCCCTCCGGGAAACCACTGGCTGGAACGAACTGGGGCTAGAGGCATGATGCGCAGCCTGCTCGACGGGCTGCTCGAGGGCCTGGGCATGCTGGCGCTGATCTGCCTGCGCGGCATCATCTGGTTCGTCATGCGCGGCCTCAGCTACGGCATCGGCTACGCCATCGCCGCCGTCGTCGTCTTCGTCTTCTACTTCGTGGTGACGTTCGTCCGCATCCTGATCACCGGGTGAAGGGCTCGTAGGTGGGCAGCCTCCAGGGCTGCCTGGTCCTGCTGGCCTTCCTGGCGCTGACGGGCTGGCTCTTCTACATGGCCTACCTCGTCGTCACCAGCGGCGCCCGATAAAGTCGTCCCCGTCATGACACCGTAATTGTTGACACCGCCTACCCTTGGCGCGTATATTCTCGTTGTCGGCCGCTGGAGGGCCGCAATCGTGAACAACACCACCACCACCGCGCAGATCGTCTCGTTCGTCCCGACTTACTTCTACATGTCGGTCCGCTACACCGATGGCCTCACGGGCCAGGCCGCTCGCGACAGCTACGCGGGCGTCGCGCTCAGCGTTGAGTACAACAACGGCGTCCGCACGGCGCCCGGCCCGAAGCCCGAGCAGAAGATGGTCTTCTTCAGCGGCGACTTCAGCCAGGACTACGCCGACGCGATCACCTTCGCCCAGGCGCTGGCGGACGGCCGCGACGTCCCCTTCATGGCCTCGAGCACGCTCGACGACTATTGCTTCGACGCCGAGATCGTCGACGACGCGGAGGCCGGGCCTGACGCGGAGCCCGTGCCCACCGAGGCCGAGAGCGCCGCGTCGGCCGCTCGCGCCGCCGCCATCTTTGCCGACCTGATGGCCGGGCGACCCGCGCCCGAGGCCGTGGCGCGCTTCACCGCCGTCACCGACCGGGCCCTCGAGATCGACCGCAAGCTCGAGGCCGCCTGGGACAAGGTGCCTGCGGCCAAGCTGCGCTGGGCGCTGGCCAACATCATCGCCGCCAGCAACGACGACACCAGCAGCCAGATCCTCGACGAGCTTCTGGCCGACGAGGCCTGGGGCGTCGCGATGCGGCCAGGTCGATGAGCCGCCGCAGCAACCGCAAGCAGGCCGGGGTGACCCGGCCTGTTGGCATTCCAGCGCTCGCGCCGTGGACGCCCTTCGAGCCCGCGCTGCCTGTGCGGCCGACGCCCGAGAAGGTGGCCGACCTGGCCCGCATCACGGGCCAGCCCGAGGAAGTCGTCTACGCCTCGATGATGCACGACATCGTCAATGGCGAGTGGTGGATCAACAGCCGCTACCTCGTCATCAAGGAGCGCGAGCCCCGGCACGACGGGCTGGGCTGGGTCTGGCACCTGAGCTTCCGCCGCCTGGACCGCCAGCCCATCGGCCGCGAGCACTTCCGCGACTGCCAGCGGATCAAGAACCAACTACTGGGGCCCGAGGCCTGCGCGTTCGAGATCTACCCGCCCGAGTCGCGCCTGGCCGACACCAGCAACCAGTACCACCTGTATGCCTACGACGACCTGCGGGCCTTCCCGTTCGGGTTCAGCAATCGCGGCGTGCTGGACGATGGCTCGGGCATGGTCCAGCGGCCGCTCGACGAGGACTGACATGCCACGCCTGTTCCATCTAACCAGCATCTACCACCTGCCCACAATCCTCGAGAGCGGCTTCCTGAAGGTCGTCGAGAGCAACGTCAGCCTGGTGCCCAGCGAGGAGCACGTGGGCCCGGACGTGGTCTGGCTGACGACCAGCCGCCGCGTGGGCCAGCACTGGGCCGAGATGCAGCCGCAGTTCCAGCACGTCGACAAGTGCCGCGTCGTCATCGAGGTCGAGGTGCCCGAGGCCGAGACCCACCGCTGGTGGGAGTGGGCCGCCGACCACGGCTCGAGCGACCGTCACCGCTGGGCGCTGGCCGTCGCCCGGGGTGACGTGAAGGAAGGCCCCGAGGCCGAGGCTCTGGCCTTGCAACGGGCGGCGACCGAATGGTTCGTCGTCGAGCGCCCGATCCCGTGGCAGGAGTGGCTGGCGGTCACCGACCAGCTATCTGGCCAACTGATCTGGGAGCGCGACCAGGCGCAACTGGACGCCGGGCGCCTGCAGATCACCCGCACGGTGCGGATCAAGCAGAGCGAGCTAGCCAGGCGCCAGCGCCGCGCCGAGATGCGCGCCCACCTCGACCGCGCTGCGCCGTCGCTGAACATCGCCAACGACCTATTCGGCGGCAACCTCCTGGGGCATTAGTGATTCGACTGTGACGGCCCCGTCATGTCACCGACATTGTTGTCCGGGCGGGGCCGTCACAGTACAATTCAAGCCACAGCCGCTGGAGGGCTGACACCACTCATGACTTCCGAAACGACGCAGATCGACCCGACCGACGTGGTCGCCCTGGCGGCAGCGGTCCAGGCCGGGCAGCCGATCCCGACGCAGGCCGTCCAGGCGGCGGCGCTCGAGACGCACACGTGGACGCCCGACTCGGCCTGTCCGATGCGGTCGCACAACCGCAAGGTCGGCAGCCTGGTCAGCCTGTACGACCTCGAGCACCCGGAGAGCGTCATCACGCCGCCCGCCAGCGTCGGCCCGATGGTCTGGCTGGCGCGCTGCGAGACGCACGCCAGCGACTTCTACAGCCGTACTATCAGCCCGGCCTGGAAGGCCCGCAATCGGCCGTGGGAGTTCTGCCCGGAGTGCGCCGCCATCTTCGCCTCGCGCTACGGCAAGGGCCTCAGCAAGCCGCGCAAGGCGGGCCGCAAGACCAAGACGATCACCGTCGCGCCGCCCACCATCAAGGCGGTCGCCAAGACGGTGGCGCCCATCGAGGCCGTGCCGCCCGGGCCGACCGACGAGCCTGACCCGGTCGAGGAAGCCGCCTGGAATGACTGGTCGGCGCGCCTGGTCCAACTCACCCCGGCGGGCACCGCCATCGAGTGGGTCGAGGAGTACCACTACGAGATCGTCCTGCCCGACCAGCGCGTCATCGAGCTACGCGTCCACAAGGGCGACGGCATCTTCCGCTACCGCGATGACCAGGGCAAGGCGCACTACGCCGACGACCTGCCCGCCTTGCTAGCCGAGATCGGCTAGCTATCATTCCCAGCTAGGGCCTCCAGCGCCCGAGTCGCGCCCACTCCTGTGCTCGCTTGAGCGGGCGCGGCGGACAGCAGCGCCAGGTTGTCGAAAAGTAACTCCTTTCGGCCTGGCGCTTCTGTTTGCCCCGTAGTGTCACCGAAATGGTTGTCTTGAGGCAGGTTGGCGCGTATAATCGAGGCACATGAAAACCAATCGTTGCACCGCTCGAGTCCGCTCGCGGATCTACAAGGGAACCATCGTTGACTGCTCGCGCAACGCCACCATCGGCAAGTTCTGCACGGCGCACGCGCCTGACCCGGTCGAGCAGGCCGCGTCCGCCGCCCGGCTGGCCGCCACCCTCGAAGAGTCACGGCAGCGGGCCGCTGAGGTCAACGCCCGCTTCCTGGCGCGCAAGGCGCTGAAGGCGGCGCAGGCGTGACCCAGATCGGCAACGACCCACGCGACCTCGTCGTCGCCCGGCGGAATGCCCGCCGAGAGAAGGCCTTCGCCGCCGCCAAGGCGCGTAGCCAGAAGGCCTACGCCGCCGCCAAGGCACGCACCTGCCCGACCTGTCGCAAGGGCGCCGCGTTGGGTAAACCGTTGGCCTGGGACGCGACGGCCGCTCGCAAGTGCCGCTACTGCGGCTACTGGGCGGTGGCGCAGTGACCTACGACCCGGAGGTGTCCTGGCTGGCGACGAGCACGCCGTGGACCGAGGACGAGTGGATCTCGGACCGCCTCATGGACGAGCCGATGTGGATGTCGAAGAAGGCCAAGAAGCGCGCCAAGAAGCGCGCCAAGCGCCTCGCCCGGCTCGAGGCCATGCAGCAGCCGCTGTGGCGCCTGCTGCCGCCCAGCACGCCCTACGTGCCGCGTCCGCGCAGTTTCGACGCGGTGCCCGCGCTCGAGCCGACCGAGGGCAAGCTGCGGCTGATCTTCACCGACTTCGACGGCGTC